AAGAAAAGGAAGTAATCATGCCAATGGTAAATGACAAGAAGTTCCCATACACAGCTAAGGGTAAGAAAGAAGCTAAGTCGTATGCTAAAAAGACAGGAGCTAAGATGACTACTCCTAAAGCTAAACCAGCTAAGAAGATGGGTATGAGTCGTGGCTACTAAGCCTGGTTTGTATGCCAACATCGCTGCCAAGAGAAATCGTATCAAGGCTGGCTCAGGTGGGAAGATGCGTAAGGTAGGCAGCAAAGGTGCTCCTTCGGCTAAGGACTTTAAGGATGCTGCTAAGACAGCTAAGAAGAAATGAAGAAAGACAGTAAGCTAGAGAGGGTAGGTGTTAGTGGCTATAACAAGCCTAAGAAGACACCTAACCACCCTACTAAATCCCATGTGGTAGTTGCTAAATCTGGAGACCAGACTAAGACTATTCGCTTTGGACAGCAGGGTGTATCAGGTGCTGGATCTGCTCCTAAGACCCCAGGAGAGAAGGCTCGTCAGAAGAGCTTCAAGGCTAGGCATGCAGCCAATATAGCCAAGGGTAAGATGAGTGCAGCATATTGGGCTGATAAGGTTAAGTGGTAAATAAAGCTTGACTTTTTAAATAAATTGTGATATAATATAGGTTAATCATGGCTACATACAACTTCTTAGACCTAACAAATAGCGTACTATCCAGACTGCGTGAGCCAGAGGCTTCCTCAGTTGTGGACAACGCTTATGTTAAGTTAATTGCTAGGTATGTCAACGATTCAAAAAGACAAGTAGAAGACGCTTACAATTGGAATGCTCTTTCAGAGACTTTATCTGCCACTACTTCCTCTGATATCTTTAACTACGTATTAGAAGGAACTGGTCAACGGTTTCGTGTGATTGATGTTCTTAATGACACAAGTAATACTGTGATGCGTAATGCCACCACTCGGTGGATGAACGAACAGTTCCTCTTAACTTCAGTACAAAAAGGTTCTCCTGCGTACTATAACTTCAACGGTACAGACTCGGATGGAGATACTCAAGTTGATTTGTTTCCTATTCCAAACGGTGTTTATACTTTAAGATTTAACGTCATTCGTCCACAAGTCGAGTTAGTAGCTAACGCTGATAAACTCTTAGTTCCTCATGAGCCTGTCATCCTTGGTGCGTTAGCACGAGCACAAGCAGAGCGTGGTGAAGACGGTGGTGTACAAACTGCAGAAACTTATGTACTTTATCAGCAAAGCTTAGCAGATGCTATTGCTTTAGAGTCAGCTAGGTATGCAGAAGAAGATGCGTGGTTTCCAATCTAATGGCTGGACAACTACAAACCTCCTCTATTGCTGCACCTGGATTCTACGGACTTAACCTCCAAGAATCTAGTATTACTTTGTCTTCAGGCTTTGCACTCAAGGCACAGAACTGTGTTATAGATAAGTTTGGTCGTATTGGTGCTCGTCGTGGATGGACACCTTTAAATGCTACTAACAGTGACTTAGGTTCTAATCCGATTGAAGCAATGATGGAGGTAGTAGATGGCGGAAGCAATACAATTATATCAGCTGGCAATAACAAGTTATTCACTGGTCGCACAACACTTACACAACGTCTTGTCCGAAATGCAGACAATTCAGCAAACGCTACTTATACGATAACAGCTAACAACTGGCAGATGGCTGCAATGCCATATGGTGATGTTAATGACTTTCAGCCTCATGCTTATTTAGTACAAGCTGGTCATCCTATGTTGGTATGGCATGAGCTACCTGCTTCTGGTGGAGACCCTCATGATCACGATAGCGGTGCGTTTGGCTTCCAACAAATAAGTGATGTTGGTACATTACCAGCTAATCACAATAACGCATCATTTAAACCTAATGCAGTATTGTCTGCCTTTGGTCGTATCTGGGTTGGTAATATTTCTGGCGACACTCAGACAGTATACTTTAGTGACTTACTTCGTGGCTCTGACTTTACTACAGGTTCAGCAGGATACTTAAACTTACAAGAAGTATTTCCTAACGGTGATAACATTGTTGCTATTGCAGCACACAATGGATTCTTAGTTATCTTTGGTCGTAATAATATTGCTATCTACGCTAACCCAATTGATACAGGTAGCTTAGTATTACAAGACATTATTTATAACGTAGGGTGTATTGCTCGTGACTCTGTACAGAACACTGGTATAGACATTCTGTTCTTATCTGATGGTGGTGTTCGTAGCTTGGCTCGTGTAATTCAAGAGAAGTCTCTACCGATGAACGACATCTCTAAGAATGTTCGTGATGACTTAATGGGTAACGTATCTTCTGAATCAAACTTAGGAAATATTAAAAGTATTTATTACGATAGGGATGCAATCTATCTCTTGTCTTTACCTACAACACGCTTTGTATATTGCTTTGATACTCGCTCACGTCTTGAAGATGGTTCAGCTAGAGTAACAGTTTGGGACAAAATTGAACCTTCTTCTTTCTGTATCACACAAGCAAAAGAACTATTAATAGGTAAGACTTCTTACATTGGAAAGTACTTTGGTCATTCAGACAATGGAAGTTCTTATCGTTTACAATACTATACCAACTACTTTGACTTTGAAGCACCTACTAAATTAAAGATTTTAAAGAAGATTGGTTGGGTTCTTATTGGCGGTACGAATCAAGTAGTAGCTGTTAAGTGGGGATTTAACTATACCGAAGGCTATGAGTCTCTTGCATATAACTTAGACACTGCTGCTGTTTACGAATACAATATTGCTGAGTATAACATTGGCGAGTATTCAAGTGGTATTATTATTGATAGGTTCTCTGTTAATGCAAGTGGGCAAGGGACAGTAATGCAGCTCGGATTAGAAGCAGAAATTAACGGCAATCCAGTATCAATACAAAAGATTGATGTGGCTGTCAAAGCAGGTAAAACAATAGTTTAAGGATAGATAATGGCAAATTATAATAAGGCAACTAATTTCACAGCTAAGGATACCTTACCAACAGGTAATGCTGGTAAGATTATCAAAGGCACTGAAATTGATAACGAGTTTTCAGCGATTGCTTCTGCAATTACTTCTAAATCTGATAGCAACAGTCCTACTTTTACAGGAACACCGATAGCTCCTACAGCGGCTGTAATTACAAATAATACTCAAATTGCTACTACTGCTTTTGTTAAGGCAGCAATTACTGATACCATTGACAATTTAGTATTAGATGATATTACACACGAAGGTACTGCAAATGATTTTGAAACAGTTTTAAACTTTGTAGATCCGACAGCAGACCGAACAATTACCTTCCCTGATAAGTCTGGCACAGTTGCAATGAACGCAGATATTCCTGTTGCAACTCAACTGCTTACTTCAACAGGTACATATTCTATTGCTGGTACAACTACATTAACTGTCACAATAACAGCACATGGTAGAGCAGTTGCTGATGTAGTTTATTTAAACTTTACTTCTGGCACTGCTGCAGACGGTTATTTTACTATTGCTACTGTTCCTGATGCAAATAGTTTTACTGTTACTTATGGTAGTTCTATTACAACTTCTGGTAATGTTACTGGTCACTATAGTAATAATGGTGCAATTCCTGTAGCATCTAATGATGAGACTATTGCAGGAAGTAGTAGTAATCGTGCAGTTTCTCCCGCTGGGCTTGTAAACTATATTGATAATCGTTTTACTAGTTCTGGTTCAGCTCCTAATTTCTTAGCCAGAATGTGGGTGTATTTTAATGGATCTGTTGATACTGATATTAATGGAACATGGACACGAAGCGGTACTTTAGTTACTGTCACAATGACAAATCATAAGTTTGTCACAGGAAATCGTGGGTATTTAAACTTTAGTGCTACAGTTACTGACGGTGTGTACGAGACTACACGAGTTGATGACAATACATTTACAGTTGTTTCGGCAACTTCTGGAACTGCTAGTGGAACTGTAATAAGTCAAAGACAATCTATTTTAGGTTATGGTAATGTCAGTGTAGTCAGTCGTAACGCTACTGGGGATTATATTATCAACTTTGAAAAACCAATGCCAACTGAGTTCTATGGTTTTTCTTTTGTATCTTCTGCTGCACAAACTCGAATTGACGTAGCTAATCTACCTACTACAACAGGCTTCAGGATTCAGTGTACAGATAGTGCTGGAACTGCTACAGATGCTACCTATGTTTCAGCATTAGTTATCGGATAGTTGTGAAAGTACCTGTTGTGAATCGTAGAGACTATACGATGTACTTAGAACTCTACAGTAACATGCTTTGGTTTCATACAGATGTATTTAAATGGACACCAGAAGTAAAAAAGGAATACCTTAAAGATTTAGATGTATTACAGAATTTAGTAACAGTACCCTTAGCAGCGATGTTAGACGAAGAAGATAACAAGTTGGTTAAGTTTGCAGAAACAATTGGTTTTAAACATGTTCAACCTTTTGTGGGACAGGATAACAGAATGTATTTAATATATAGTAGAGGATTATAATGGGTAAATTAGTAA